GCATACTCTTCGGGGTCAGGTGGAATAATAAAAATGTCTCCGATGTTACTAAAAAAATATCTGTGTAATGTCTTCTTCGGTAATATGGCACCTACTCTATTTATGAGGTTTTTTGCAATTGTGCCACGGTAACTCGGATTTAGATAGTGTAAGTTACCTCCGAGTAGTTTATCGTTCTGATATTCCATTACATATACAAGTGGTCTACGATCAAAGAAAGGATACTTCTCTGGAAACTGGGCAGAGTATGAAAAGAAACAAAGTTCCCCTATCTCAGGTAAACGAGTTTCTGCAACTTTTGATAACTCTGAATTTAACTCATTAGCATACCAGTCTGAGGTTAAGTCAGCAGAACCTTGTGCTCTTTCTTTTATTATTTCTCCGATAGTCATTTGATACCTAGATTATCCTCAGTCATAATTTTAAATTCAAAGTTACGATCTGCACAGAACTCTCTT